ATGCAGCCGACCTCTCCGCGGCGGTTCTTGATCTCAGCTTTGAAAGTAGGAACGACATGGCCTTGGAATTGAAGGGACTGAAGGGCCAGGCGATCAAGGCTGCCGCCAATATCGAGCGGCTCAACCGCGCCTACGGTGCCTTCAACGAGGCCGCGCCCGCCCACGCAGCCGACGTCGAAGGCCTGACCCCGCAGATCGCCGCATTGCAGGACGATCTGACGTTCGCGGCCCAAGTCCTGGGAAACTCCGTGGCAGGATCCAACGCTGGGGCCGCAGAGAAGCCCAGGGAGCAGGCTGTTGAGAAGAAGGTCGTCACAGCGTCAGAGGTCGGTGATGTCAATCCGTTGTTGGACCCGGCAAAGTCGCCTGTGGCTGATCAGATGAAACCCGGCGGTATCGCCCCGACTCATTCTCTTATCATCGCGCCCCCAGTTGACGATCACGGCGCGGTCGAGCGCATCAAACTCAATTCCGTTTAAAACGGATAACTGACCGAGCAGCGATCCGGCCACGCGCAAGCCCCCGGACCAACGCTCACTCATATCCACACACCACGCAATGACCTGATCTGACCACGAGCGGCCCCCGCGCGAGCGGCTACGCCATGCCGTCGTCTCCTCAGCTACCAGAGCCGGTGTCTCCCGCAAACGCCAAACGGAGACATTTCCATGGCAACTCAGATCACGACCGCCTTCATCCAAACTTATCAAGAGGAAGTGAAGGCCCTCTATCAGCGTCAGGGCTCGATCCTGCGCGGCACCGTCCGCGTCAAGGATGGCGTCATCGGTTCGACCACCACGTTCCAGAAGATCGGCAAGGGCACGGCAACCGTCAAGGCACGGGCTGGCGTCATTACGCCGATGAACCAGGACCACACCGCGATCCCCTGCACCATCAGCGATTTCTATGCTGGTGACTGGGTGGACAAGCTTGACGAGGCTAAGACCAACATCGACGAGCGCATGGCTATCGCGCAAGGTGGTGCGTGGGCACTCGGCCGCAAGACCGATGACCAGATCATCACCTCGCTCGGCACCACCACCCAGGCCGCGCAGAACTGGACCGTCACGTCGCAAGCCGCGATCCGCAACTCGGCCATCGTCTTCATCACGACGTTGCTCGCCAACGATGTGCCGAACGACGGCAACATCTTCTGTCTGGTGGGCGCCAAGACCTGGGGCTTCCTGATGACGGTCGATGAGTTCAAGCGCACCGACTACATGACCGATCAGAACCTGCCTTACGTGATCGGCGCTCCCGTCATGACGTTCAAGCGCTGGATGAACGCCAACTGGTGCGTCCACACCGGCATCGCCGGGGCGGGCACTTCTGCCGCCACGCTGCTCGCCTATCACAAGCTGTCGACGGGCTACGCCACCGGCGCAGTTGCCGACAACGTTGCGGCCACCGATGGAGGCGCCGCAGTTGGCGCCGATATCACCTGGCACGGCGATCGTGCGTCGTTCTTCGTCAATCACTGGATGTCCGGTGGTGCGTGCCTGATCGATGACACCGGCGTCATCAAGGGCTCGGTCGACGAAACCGCGGCTTTGCCCACGAGCTGATCAACTTGCCAGCGCCATTCCGGCGCTGGCCTTTCCTTTTTCATTCTCATAGGAGGGCCATTCAATGGCTGCTACCACTTTCGGCGTTCAGTCCACGAAGGTTCTGAGCGCTACCAAATCGACCCCTGCGCCGGGTTTTGTCCACTCATCGGTGCGAACGTTCACGGACACCTATACCACGGCGGCCGAAGTGGCGACCGCGATCATCGTCATTGGGCAAGTGCCAAAGGGCGCGGTGTTCCTCGGCGGTTCGATCGAAACCGATACCACGCTCGGCACCTCCACGCTCGCGATCAGCTCCGTCACCCTGACCGCGGCTGGTGTTGCGACCGTGGCGACGGCTGGCAAGTACCAGGCGGCGGCGACCTACACCGCTGTCGATACCCCGACACTGTTCGGCAAAACGGCGGTCGTCGGTGTTGCCGCTGCGGCGGATGATATTGTCGGCCTCGTCGTGGCTGTGGCGACGCTGCCCACAGGCGCGAAGATCACCACCACGCTGACCTACGCCTTCAACTGAGACTTGGCCCAACTGACGGGGAGCTTCACGGCTCCCCGTTTCCTTTTACACATGAGGTTTCCATGAGCGATCTCCGCGCCCGCCCGCTTGATGTCTGCATGGCAGATACGATGCCGTTTGCCCAGCAGTGGGCATGCAAGACCACTTGGCCTTTGGCCGATGTCCTGAACAACAGCTATTTCCTCAATATGCGGCAGTCGTTGCGCGCCGGCGACACCATGCGGATCTCGCGGTTTGATCGCAATGACAGCAATGATCGCGATGCCAAGGCGCTGGAAACCTGCGAGGTCATTATCATCTCGTCCGGACCTTTGGCGGAAGCGGTCGAAATTGCCCTGATCGGACCGGTGATCCTGTTGGGCGATGCGCCGTCGATGGCCGCTTACGAGGTTCGCCGCGGAAATGCCGGCAAGTTCAGGCTGACCAAGGGCGACGAACTCATTCAGGAATACGGCAGCAGGGCTGAGGCGGATGCAGCCCTGAAGCAGAAGCTGGCCGCTTAGTCCAGCCAAGCCCAATTCTTCCGGTGGATGATAAGCCAGATGGCTTGCTTGGTAACGCCGAACTGGTCCGCGATATGCTGCATGGTCTCAGCAGGCCATAGAGAGCGTATTTCTTTAACGTCAGGTTCGGTCAGAATAGCGAAGCCATTCTTCTCGCCGAGTGTGTCGGTGCCATGTATCCTTCTATCGGCGGCGTTTTGCTTCTCAGTGGCCCAACGTAAATGAGTTGGGGTTACGCAACCATTATGGCCATTGCCGCAGTTGTGGGCAGCTTCATGTTGAGGGGTCGGCGGCGGTCCGTTTTCCTGCTCACAAGCGAGCCTATGAACGTGATGGCGTTTGCCATCCAAGAACGCTTCGCCATAGCCGGCGCTAGTTCGGCTATAGGGCCATAGCAAGCATTCAGGGCCGGTTGCTGTAAGTACCTTGGTTCGGAAGAAGCTTGCTATCTCGCCTCTTGGTGGAAATGCTTTGCGGCCAGCAAGCGGGTCGCCGTGTCGCTTCCATCTTGCTCCATGCGCTCGGCAGTAGCCGTAAGCATCGTGGGGCTTGCCGCAATCAGGCAACGAGCATAGACGAGATTTAGCCATTGGTGATCCTTTCGCGATCATTGGTGGTTAGAACCCGTCGCAGCGCGCCAACGCTCGGCGGGTTCGCTGTTTTAGCACATAGGAGGTTGCAATCGCAACCGAGACAGAACTTGTGAATGCTGCATTGAGGCGTGGCGGAGGCGCCAAGCGCATCCTGGCCCTGACCGACTCCGTCGGCAGCGCCGGCATCGCCGCTGACGTGCTGGCGAGCGAGCGCGATGATCTGTTGCGGGCCGGGGTGTGGAATTTCGCCGTGACCCGCATCAAGCTCGGCCAGCTCACGACCTTGCCCGCCTTTGGCTGGTCGTTTGCCTACGGCCTGCCAAGCGACTGCGAGCGCGTCGTCTCGGTCCATGATAACGACGCCGGCGACGGCGTGGTGCCGTACAAGGTCGAGTCGCTGCTGCAGACGGACGGCTCCTACGTCAACGTCATCGCCTCGGATTCGGCCTCGATCTTCCTGCGCTATTGCCGGCAGGTCACAGATCCGAACCTGATGACGGCCTCGTTCCGTCAGGTCCTGATCCTGCGCATGGCCAAGATTTTCGCGATCAGCATCGCGAAATCAAACCCGCTGTTCCAGGCGCTGGATGCCGAGGAGCAGAAAGCCTTCCGGATGGCGAAGTCGATCGACGGCATCGAGGACTACCCGGAAAAACTCCCGGAGGGCTCCTGGGCGTCGTCCCGCCGCGCATGGGGACGGCAGCGCAACGATTCCGGGATCTGGCCGCGATAGATGGCAAAAGCGGCACCGTTCCTGTCCACCTTCAATGCCGGCGAGTTGTCGCCGCGCATGGACGCCCGCGTCGACTTCGACAAGTTCGGCGCCGCGATGTCGCGCGGGCTCAACCTGATCGCGCTGCCGCAAGGCGGTGTGACCTTTCGCCCGGCCACACGCTTCATCAAGGAAAGCAAGACCTCGACCACCCTGTCAGCCCTGATGCCGTTCGAACCGGTGGCCGACCAGGCCTATATGATCGAGACTGGTAATCTCTATTTCCGCTTCTACCGCAATCAGGGACAATTGTCGGTCCTGACCACGACGACGGTTCTGGGCGCATGGACCGACAGGTCGACGGGTGGAACCGCGACCGGTGTCGGCGCGGGCTCGACCGCGGGTTTGGTGGGCGCCGGCAATGGCTTTGCCTGGGCGGAAAACGCGGCGGCGATCCCCGCGCTCTATGCCAGCCAGATCCATGTCATCAATTTTCAGTTGTCGAGCGGCAGTCCTGGCAGCGTGGCCACTGTCCAGGTTGGCTCTGCGTCGAGGCTGTCCGACCTTGCGGTTCAGCGCAACATGGGCATGGGCTGGCATACCATCGGGTTCAACCCGAACGGAAACGCCACCGTCTTCGTCCAGTTCATCAGCGAAAATTCTGATGTGATCACGGTCTCGAGCATCAGGTTCATGTCAAATGAGCCTCTCGAATTGACCTCTCCCTATCCCGCGGCGGCTGTCGGCACGCTGCGCTGGGCGCAGTCCGCCGATGTCAAATACCTGTTTCATGACAGCTATGCACCCTACAGACTGGAGCGCCGTGGCGACACCAGCTGGTCGCTGATCAAGGCCTTCTTCGTCGATGGACCTTATCTCGGGCTCAATCCGGATACCGATCTGGCCAAGGCCAACCTGATCAAGAATAACATCTTCAGCGGCGGCATGGCCAACTGGACGCAAGCCGCGACCGGGCTCGGGTTCGTCAATTACAACAACACCACGACGACGTCGAACGCGATCTTTTTCCAGGTCAGCAAGGACGGCGCTGGCACCGGCCAGATCTCGCAATCGGTCGCAACCGGCGCCATCAACAAGGTCCACACCATCCATTTCCAGATCGTCGGCGGTGGCCAGATCACCTTTGGCGTCGGCGTCGCGGCCAATGATGGCACCTATTCAGCGCTGACCCCGTTCAGCGCGGGCTGGTACACGGTTCAG